GACCTATACGGCGGCGGGGGGTATCGGTGGAGCCGCCGGTTCAACCACGGCAGTGAAGGTGACGACGGGCGGTGCAGCGACAAACGGCAGCGTCAATATCCCTGGCCAATTCGGCACCACCATCGGAAATATGTCAAACGGCGGGTTCTCCCAAGGCGGAAGCTGCATGTTTGGCGCTGGGGCCACCGCAGCCATCGTATCCGGCACTGCCGCTCCTGGCGTCAACGCTACGGGCTTCGGGGCGGGCGGCACTGGCGGATTTTCCGGGGCAGGAACGGCCAAAGCTGGCGGAAACGGCACTCAGGGCTTCTTCCTGGCAGAGTGGGGAGTATGATGCTGCGAGGGGTAATCATCGCCGTAGGGTGCCTTCTGGCGGATCATGCGACCGCACAAGTGAACTGCATCCCCATGACCGTGGTCACTCCGTACCAGACGGGGTCAATCCAGTCCATCGGCTACAATTCCGACACCAAGAACCTCGTCGCCGCATACCGCGCCGCTCCGGTTACCATTCGAGCGTTTCAGGCTGTCCCGGCCCAGATTGCCCAGCGGTTTACCGGAATGACCAACGCTGATGCGTTCTTCAACGCCAACGTCGCGCCCTACTACCACGAAGGTCTTCTGACAGAGCTTCATTCGGACCTGTGCCCAATACTGAATGAGAACGGAGCGTGGATATGGACGCACTGAGAAGGCTTTTCGTCGCATTTATGGTGTCGTCCATCCCATGCATCGCTTGGGGGCAGACGATATCCACCCTTCCAGCCGCAGGAACTCCACTTGCGGGCACCGAGACGACGGCATGTGTTCAGGGTGGACTGACGAAGAAGTGCACCGTTTCCAGCATCGCCGGGACGGCTACCCTCCCGACCATCGCGGGAAATACGTTTCTCGGAAATCCTCAGTCAACGTCAAGCATTGCCGTCGCCACACCATTCCCTAGTTGTTTCGGCGCTCTGAACGCCCTGATATGGACGCCAGGATCTGGCCTAGGGTGCAATAATTTTACCGGGGCTCTCACACTCAACGGGACATCAGCCACCAACGTCACCATTGGAACCGGAACCAAAACATTCACGACGCAAGCCGGGTTGCTACTCCAGGCTGGGCAATTCGCCCTCATTTCGTCTGCGGCGAATTCAGCGAATTATATGCACGGGACAGTGACGAGTTATAGCGGCGTGACGCTCGTAGTCAATGTTCTGGACGTTGGTGGGTCAGGGGCTAATGCCGATTGGAACATTTCCATTTCCGGTCCCCAGGGGCCTCAGGGCACGCCTGGGGCGGGCTCCATAAATGCGGGGACATCCGGTCAGATAACCTACTATGCGGGGGCTGGAACCACCGTGAGCGGTTCCAGTGTGATTGCCGTCACGGCGAACGGCATAACCTTGGGGAGCGGGTTCGTCGATAACGTAAGGACCATCACGGCTGCAGGCGCAGTCACGGTTCTGGCGACTGATTCAGTCATCTGCATCAACAAAGCCAGCGGCGCGGCGACGACGGTTAATCTCCCATCGTCCCCCGCCACCGGCCTCAGTTATTGGATCAAGGACTGCAAGGGCGATGCAGCGACGAACAATATCACCGTCACCCCGAATGCCGGGAACATCGACGGCGCTTCGACGTTCGTCATCCGCGTGAACAGAGGTAGCGCGAACATCAAATACACCGGCAGCGAATGGAGTATTTTCTGATGGATGATCCGACAAACTCTGAGGTTCTATCCAGGCTGGGAGAATACCACGCTGACGTGAAGGTGGCTCTTGACCGAACCGTGCACCACGCAGAAGAGATAAAAGACCTGTACGAGCGCATGAACAGTCATTCCATCGACATTTCGAAAGCCAAGGGAACGGCGGCAACGGTTGGCGTCATCATGTCTGGAGCCATCGTCGGGTTGATCGAGTTGTTCCGACCTCTTTTCGGGGGGCACCACTGATGGAAGCTCAAATTCTTCCGTTTGTTCGTCGGGGGTCGATAATCCCGCCCCACATCCAGGCGCAGAGAACTGCTGCCGCGTGGTGGCGATGGTATCTCTCCTGTTGGGGGATCTTCCTATGATGGATGGCCCCACATACACCAAGCTCTGCGAAGGGTTTACCCCGGTCGCTCAATTCGATGTCAATGGCTACGAGGTCGGGTACGGCTTCCATGGCCCCGATATCGTCCAGGGCACAACCATGACCAAGCCCGAAGCCGAAGCCGCATTCCCTTCCTACTACTCGGTGGCCACTGGCGGCGCTCGCCGTGCCGTGGGGTCCATCTGGGCTACGCTTGATTGCGTCCGACAGGCCGCTCTGGCGGATATGGCCTATGAGATGGGCGGCGCTGCATTGGCGGGGTTCCACCGCATGATCCTGGCACTCGGTCAGGAGGCGTGGGAAACCGCGTCAGAAGAGTGCATGAACTCTGCTGGCTATGGCCATTCCCCATCCGGCGGGGTCCGTGCTAGGGCGGCGCGGACGGCATCTATGCTACTCACCGGCAACTGGCCACGCGGCTTCGGAGGGATATGACCATGGGCATGATCGAACTCCAGTTCTGCGCCTTTGATTCCATGATCGGCGAAGTCATAACATGGGGAACCCAAGGCCAAGTTGACCACGTTGATATCGTCCTCCGCGACGGGCGGTTGCTCGGTGCCCAGAACGAGGACGGCCTCGGCGGCATGCCATCGGGTGTCCAGATCAGGCCTGCGGATTATGGCGATAGCTGCGGCATGAAAACCCGCATGCGGGTGAAGCTTCCGACCACCATGGAATGCGAAGAAGCCGCCTATGAATGGGCGCGGTCCATGATCGGAACCCCATACGACACCAAGGCCATCGCGGGCATCGCTCTCAACGAGGATTGGTCGCAGCCAGGGCACATGATCTGCTCCGGGTTCGCCACAGGCATGCTATGCCAGCCCACGCCGTCCTTCCTGGGGAGATGTCTGGCCAAGCATTGGCGCATCGTCACCCCAGAAGAGTTGCTGCTGGTGTGCAGCGCATTTTCCCCCGTCATCAATCTGTGACCCAAAAGGAACCCATCATGATCAATCTCGTCTCCGGGTCGAAGACCCTACTCACCGTTACCGGAGTGGATGCCATCGGTCGGACCATGGCCATCCCCGATCCCGTCTCGTTCGCTGTGGACCGTCCCGACATCGCCGATGTATCCTCTGACGGATGGCTGTCTGCCGTCGCGGAAGGAGATGCTACAGTCACCGTCACCAGCGGCGAACTAAGCCAGTCGGTTCTGGTCACCGTATCCGCTCCTGTTGCGGTCGGTCTTGTCGTGGCCGAGTCCGCCCCCGTGGCGTCGTGATGTTGGCCGCGTTCAAGGGGTGGCTCCTGGCTCGGATGCAGGAGCGGACCAGCCACCTAGCCATCACCGGGGCTATCATGCTGCCGCTGTTGCAATTGGACGGCATGGTGCCGTTGCTGCATTGGCCCTATGGCGGAATCGTGGTCCTGTTCCTCTTTCCCGAGGCCCCTGCGTGGGCCAAACTAATCGGCCTGCCATTGCCGCCCCAGGTCGCGGCTTTGCTGTCCCAAGACGCCCAACCCAGCGGGCTTGACGTAAGGGCGTCGGCCATGCAGCCGCAGGAGAACCTCAATGCGTAATTTCTTACGTTTCGCCCACCTAGCCGTCATCGTCGCGCTGTCTGCCTGTGCAGCCGACGGAACCCTGTCCCCCCAGACCGTCAACGCCCTTCGATCGGCATGTGTGATTGATGGCGTCGAGCATCCCATGATTAACATGGCCGCATCGGCTGCTGGGTACGGGGCCATCGACAACGTGGCTTTTGCCGCCGCCAAGGCCAACTGCGATGCCCTCGGCGGCATGGTGTCACCTACGACCAAATAGGCATAGGAAAAGGCCGGAACCTTTCAGTTCCGGCCACCCGTCCGCTCGTCATGCTTGTCCACTCGGTAGAGTCGTCGCACAGGCCAGTCACCCATGCAAAGTCCGAGTGCGCTATGCCGCTGTCACTGGGCTATTCCACAATCCCGCGACCATGTGCGTCAACTCGCTTGCCCTGATCCACCCACCTGGACCACACACCCCAGAATGCAGACTTCTCAGAGAACTGATTATCGGCTACTTCACCGTCTCGTCTGCACCGGATTGGCCCAAAGCGTGGATGGTCCTCAAAGGTCACGTAGCGCGACCCGACTATGATGTGGACGATGTTCCCGCCAAGGCAGACGATCCCATTCGGTACTCGGACACAAGTCATCACCCACCCTCCACAATGCGCTTAACGATGGGGTCGGCCAGTACTTCACGAGCGCGGATAATATCGGGGTCCTCGTCCGGCTTCATCAGGTGACTGTCCAGCCAATTTTCGGCTAGAGCGATAACCGGTATCAATGCCCCCGCCAGCCGCTTGACGGCGGCTTGGGCTTCGTCGCGCTGATCCATGATTTCCTGCGCGGCCGAGAGGGCGGCTTGCTCTCCCCACACCTTCAGTCTGTATATCTCGGCCTCCAGCGCCCCGGCCTTACCCGCCCATTCCGTCACATTGTCCGCGAGGGCTTGGTTGGTGTCCTCCAGGGCTTCGATCTTGTCCAGCAGGGCGAGGACAGCGGCGGGACCGGCTTCGTTCTGAAAGGCCATGGACGCGGGCGCGCGCGGGTTTCGGCCTTCGCCACGGCGGTAGGCGGCCGCTTCGTCAATTGCCGCCTCGTCCAGCTTGCGGAGTTCGTCGTTCATGGTAATGCTCCCTTAATTGCCGCCGCAGCTACGCGCCCTGCCGTCCACATGAAGGAACAGAAGCCGTATGCCGCGAAGAACGCGATAACGTGTTTCATCGCTCGACCATCCTGTTGCAAAGCCAATTGGCCCCGATGTTGAAAAGCCCGATGGAATGGACGCCATCGGTCTGGCCCCACCCACAGACAATCACGTCGTCACCGGCCAGAAAGATACCGGCCCCACAGGTGACTTCACCGAGTTCGCCATCTCGGATTTGACGGGCCATAGCTTCCAGCAGGGCAGGTATGTCGTGGAGATTGCTCTTCGGCAGTTCGACAATGTTGGTCATTCCGGCGTCCTGTTCAGGCTCGCTCCGTACGGTTCTTCCCCCGCCACAACAGCGGCAACCATGGCTTCGGCCAGTTCAGACATCTGGTCCTTGAGCCATGCAGAAGGGATGTCCTTACTGCGTTTGCGACACCCCGTGATGGCCCATTGAAGCCACTCAGGGTCCGACATGCAGCAATTGTCGAACCACCCGTCCTTATCGACATGGCCGGTGCAGTAGGCATTCCAGGCAATGTCAAAGAAGGCTCCCGCCAAGGCGGTTTTCAGGCGTTCTTCGGGCGTGTTCATCACCCCACCTCCTTCTTGGCATATGGGCTGGAGGCGATCACCGCCCTCACATAGCCGGTCGCCTCTAGATAGTCTGTCTCAAGCGGCGCTTGATCGGATAACAGCCACATGCGGCAGAGCGGCGCGACCATCTCATCCGTCGGCTCCCTCGGCACCAGCACCAGCTCGGCGGCGTCTCGGTCGTCTCGATGGGTTGGGTCCAGTCGATCATTTCAGCAACTCCATTTCGTCAGATTTCCGGGCCAATTCCTTGCGTGCCTCGTGGCCCGGTAGCAGCGCCTTTTGATCCGCCTTGCTCGCGCCCTTGAAAAATGCCTCATAGGCTGCCATTCCGAGGGCTGCGGCGGCATCGGCAGCGGCCGAAAGATGATCTACGGGCACCTCGCCACAGGCCCATGCCGCCAGCATCTCCCCGTGTCTCTCGGAAAGCTGATCTCCGTCCTTGAAGATTTCTCGGTGGTCCCCCTCCATCTTCCACCCGGTGGGGTCGCTCAGGTCAATGACGCCCTTGCGGTCGGCTGCAAGCCGGAATGATACAGTAACTTCAAATGGGAAGGCGCTATTGCAAACCGCCTTGAACCTCGGCTTCTTGGTGTCGGTATCAATAGATTCCTCGCCACGAATAGCGAATATGATTGGCATCCGGCGCTGAAGGAACGAATAGACCATGGCCTTATGGGCCATCTTAGGCGCAATCCACGATGCCAGCTTGTTCGCATTAGCGGCCCGCGTCTCATCGAATTGCCACCCCTTGGCGGCGGCATTGGCGCGCTGGCGCTCTACCATGGCCGCCATTTCATCGTTCTGCCAATCAAGGACGCCTCCGAGGCCAACCCATTCCATCGAGAACGAATCGATCAGCAGCACGTCATATCCCGCCTCTTCCGCCGATCTCGCTGCATCAGAGAACCTTTCCGGGCGAAACGGCGCATCCATCACGTTGGCGTCGAACTTGAATGACGACTTGAGGTGAAGCGTCCTGCCGCCCTCGGTGTCAAGGACTGCGATCTTGCCGTATGCGCCGGCGATGCCGCGCGCAAGACGGAGCGCGGAGAAGGTCTTCCCAGAATTTGTCCCCCCGACCAGTGCGACGAACAGGCCATGACGGTCGGTGAATTCCTCCGCAGGACGGAAATGGAACCCGGTCATCTGTCATCCCCTTCGACATGCAACGGTGCCTGAGCCGCATCTGACCGCCTGAGCGCATCTGCACTCGGAACAGATTTGCGTTCAGGCTTGAACATCGGTTCCGGCCTCGCCCATCTCTCTTGGTGCCGAGTGAAAGACCACGGCGGCGGATCAATCCAGACCGTCCGGCGGGGGTAGTCAGGCCAGTCACCCGAACGGATACATTCCCCCCATAACTGCACCATCTTCTCTACTTTGTGGTCCGCATGTTCGGCAACCTGGGGCGGGATGGCGACCACAGCCATGGCGAACGGGGGAGACTGCTCAATGGCGACAAACCGGAATTTCGGGTTCGCAGATATTCCAAGGGCCTTCAATCCGCGACGGTAAAACGCCTCCTGAATATCCCACCCCATGTTCATGGCGTACCGACCGATCACTTCCGGGTTAACGCTCATCTCGGTAGTCTTGATGTCGAGAAAGAACCCCTTCCCATCATCCGGCATCCAGTCCAGCCGCGACCGGCACCATATGCCGCCTTCCTGCCAGATCAGCACGCGCTCGGGATTCCCGCGAGACTTCCACCCCGACAACTCTTCGTTCTGATCCATCTTGGCCGCCGCCGCCTCGGACATGGATACAGCCTGGGCGTGTTGATCCGGCAGGAGCGGAATTTTCCGGGCGGCATAGGCCGCGTCTCGCGCTTCTCGGATGGCGTCATTCGTGTACCCGGTCGGAATGTTTCCATTCTTGGAGGGGTAATCGGCAGGATTGATCACCACGATTTCATCATCGCTGCCGAGCAAAAGCTGATGGCACGCCGACCCCAGATCGAACGATTTCTTCCCGTCCACGTCATCGGTCGGATTGAGCCGAGGGTGGGCATGCCGAGCATGGGCCGGTGATTTGTCGTCAAGGATCTTGGCGATGCTGGCCGATAGAGACGGTTCTGCGCATGGGTCCGAATGGTATACATCGGCGGGGATATCGTAGACGCCGGGCTTAGAGATGATCATGGCAGGCCTCAGTAGATGATCTTGACATTGGGCACGTTGCCCTTGGCGATGGCTTCGATAACGGTCTTCGCGTCAACGGGCAGAATTCCGAGGGCGCATAGTGCCGACAGTGCCGCATTGTTAACCTCGGCACGGTGGCGCTTATCGGCCTCGCGCCGGGCGGTGGCGGCCTCTTCTTCACGCTTGGCGTCGGCAATCTCTTGCCGTACCCGTTCCGCAGCCTCTTCCTCGCGGCGCTTGGCGTCGGCCTCAGCGGCAATGCGGTCCTGTTCAGCCTTACGGGCATAGTTCTCGGCGGCAAGGCGGGCCGCTTCCTCAGACGCGATCCGGTCGCGTTCGGCCTTTTCGGCGGCGGCTTTCGCCTCCTCTTTCTCCCGCTCGACCATGGTCAGTTCTGCGGCGGCGGCACGCGCAGTCTCTTCCTCGCGAAGGCGCGCCACATCTTCTGCTTCGGCCTTCGCCTTAGCGGCAATGGCTTCTTCACGTTCACGCTGATCGCGTTCGGCCTTTTCGACGCGAAGACGCTCAAGTTCGGCGCGGTCAGCATCAGCCTTCTGACTGGCATCGAGACGCGCGGAGAGATTTGCCACCACCTGGGCCTTGGTCGCGGTGGCAATGGTGATAAATTCCTCGAACCCAGAAACGTCAATGGCTTGAGCCTCTGCCAGACGGCGTGCAAGGTCATCCGTGGTCAGTGATTCATAGCTTTCCGCCAGAGCCTTGATTTGCGCCACACCCTCTTCGTGGGCGGCAATACGCGCCTTGTCCCGGTTCTCCCAATCCGTTACAGGCTGGCGAACCGTCGCGGCCAGTTCATCCAGCGATTCCCGGATGCGCTTGCCCTCTGCGTCGATGGCGGCAAGGCGTTTCTTCTCATCCCCCACCAAACGAACGCGATTGGCCTCGATTGCCGTCTTGGTCTTGGTGACTTTCATCGCCAGAGACACGATGAACTTGCGTCCGGCAGGCGTTGACGGGTCGGTGACTTCCTTCGCCACCTCGGCGCGGATGCGGTCAAGCAGCGGGTCGGTAGCGCCCGGAGCGAACAGCGCAGCCGGGGTGTACGGCTGGTCGAAAATGACGAGAGCGTTCTGAGTATCAGTCATGGTCAGTCCTGTTTGATTGATGTTGCGAGAACCGCAGCCACGGCGACGATTGTGCACGCGATCTCGGCCATGATGATTTGCCCGCAGATGCCGAGAAAGGCGGGCAGAATGTATCGGGTCATGGCTATTCTCCCCACCCGGTTGTCCGAAACCCGTCACATTCCCCGTTTCCCTTGGGGTCAAGATGCGTCCCGTCTGCCGCTTTGGCATTGCCGCATATGGGGCAGAATGCGCGTGTCGGTTCGTCAAGTTTGGTCAACCTGTCTGGGAAAACTGAGATGAACGGGTGTCGATCTGTTGCGTCTTCACCGTCAAACCCGGTTTGATCAACGCAGTCGCCATCTACTTGGATGACCCATTTCCCGCGACACCTACCCGATGGACCGGTAACGGTCCCGTGAACGCCCCATCGTTGACTGGCGTAAGCACCTCCGATGCTGGCCGTCACCCGGTCGCCCGCCGTGAACAGCCCCTCGTAAATCGTGCACGAAACCCGCGCCACGGTGACGCGCATGGGTCCGCTGGCCATGGCCGCAGCAGCCTCCGCACGCAACGGGCATGTCGGACGTTTCGGGCAATGGCGGCATGGGTGGATAATCGCCATGTCTATTCTCCCGGTGGGACGTAGTTCTGCCGCCGAAGCTGGGCCTCGTAATTGGCATTGAGCAACATCATCCGGCAGATGGTCAGGTCGGTTTCGAATCCGGCGCGGCGCTTGGCCTCGATCAACGAATGGCCGAATTCGAAACCTCCGACGCCAACGCCCATGGCGAGTGCGAAGAAGATCATCATGCGCATGGCGTGCGATCCTCTGAAAGAGCGTGGCGCATCGCCGTCTCGATCCAGACATGCGCCGGAAAGATGGCAATGTTGTCGGCAGGATGGACTGTGGCGGGCGCAGCAAGAACCTCCTTGCCGTTGTCCAGCACCACCTTAAACCGATAGTCAATCCAGCCGCAGGGCACGCGCTCAAGCAGCGTGCCGCACTGGCAATGCCCATCGACGAAGACGCGGGGGGAGAGATTGGGCCACCACTTATCTCCTCGGTCAAGCATCTGGTCCCGCTCGCGGTCCAGCTTGGCAATCATCAGGCCAATCCCGAGAGCGGCGGCCATAGTGGGATGGACGTTGGAGAGGTCCGGGGCGGCAGGAGCAAGGCTGGCCTCATAGGCCGCGCGACGCTTGGCCTCGTCCCAGTACCATTCGGGCATGGTGTCGTACCGGCGCTCCATGTCGTCGCACCACTCAAGATAGGTCTGCATTCGATCCTCCTTCTATTCCTGCCCCCAGGTGCGGCGCTGTCGGCGGAGATGACAGCGCCGCGTGGTGGGAGGACCACAGCGCCGAAGCGCGTGGATAGAAGCATGGGGGTCGGGATGTACCCATGTCAATCATAAATATGTCGAGTTACGATATAAATTTATGTTGACGCCAGCATTTTGCCGCACATAATCGGAGCCATGGAAAAGCTCATGAAACAGATTGACGACATTGAGGCACGGGTTGCTGCGCTGGATTTATCCATGTCGCAGGTATGCCGGAAAGCTGGCATTCCCATAAATACGTGGTCTCACTGGAAGATGGGAAAAAGGTCTCCGCTCAAGACGAAATGGGATGCCATCGAAAGCGCGGTATCTGATCTTGAGCGGCGGCTTTTTTCCTCAACCGAACCCTCGCCGCCCTCCCCCGGCGAGGTTACTCCCCAGGCTGGCTGCAATGTTGCGCCGCCTGGGGGGACTTTTAAGGAGTGAGGCAGTGTCAAAGCAGCCAGACCCGTATTCCTCTCTGTCCGAACTGGACGTTGCCCTCCGAAAAGTCGGGGTCATCGTCGGGTATCTGGCGATGGTCGCGGCGGGGATGCTGTTCACTGGGTGGGCGCTTGGGGCAAAAATTCTGTAATTATCCGGGCGTAGCTCAGCCTGGCTAGAGCACTGCGTTTGGGACGCAGGGGGCGCAGGTTCAAATCCTGCCGCCCGGACCAACGAGGAGAACGCCATGAACTGGCCCAAAATCCCGTTCCTTGACTGGTGTCGATCCAACCCATTGCCCGAAGCCGCGCAATGTCCCGCAACGCAGGCCGTTCACCGCGAGGTTAGCGTCATCAACAAGAGCACGACCAAGCTGCTGTTGCGCGAGGTTTACGCCGCGACTGGCCGCCGCTTCCCTGCCGTCGAAAACATGGTTGGAATGTCCCTATGACTTCTGTCACTCCCATCTCCGTCCGCGAAGAAATCATCGACGGCCATCGCGTCATGGTTAAGGTCATGCATGCCGGCGTGGCCGCGTATGGCGGCTCCCCCGGATTGCGCATTTATAATCCTGGTGCGGAACTTCCCGCGTCGTTCAACAACGCGGCGTCTCTCGCATCGTCAAAGCTATCTGCAGGACGGATTTCCGGCCAGGGAACTCTCATTGCCAGAAATATGAGGGCCGAGGGAGAAACGGACCGCAGGAGGCGGGATATCGTCGCCGCATACGAGGCGGACCCAACCCCGGAATGCCTGCACCGGATAGCGAGCGAATACAAGATGGCGACATCGACGATTGCCCGATATTGCCGGAAGGCCGGGCATCGCAATGTCTCGTACAGTTCTAGCGCTGTTTCCCATGGGAAGGGCTCCGCTGCGGAAACCTCCAAAAAGACCAACGCCATCCTAGACGCCATATCTTCTGCGGCGGATCGCGACGATATATGCCCGACGAACCAAGCGCTGTCGATTATGTCCGGGTACGGGGAAACGGCAGTTTCATCCGCGATTGCCCGCCTTGCGTCGTTGGGGCGCATCGCCGTTGAACGCAGGGCTTCTCGTGGCTAAGCCTAAGTAGCAATGGTCTGACCGCTAATTACCCTCTTCATAGAATAGTACTTTCTTCTTTCTGTGGTAAGGAGCCGTTTCCCAAAGCCCATGCGGCACACAATGATGGAAATAAATTGAATTGCCACCTGTCTAATCTTAGGTGGACTGACGGGCATGAAAATCAAAGGGACGTAGACAGGCATGGTCGCCGGTGCCGTGGAGAAGATGTTTACGGGGCTATTCTTAAAGAATCTGACGTATCCGAAATTAAGCGCAGGATTGCTTCGGGGGAAAGAAATCGTCCAATCTCTACCGATTTTGGCGTTTCCATATCAACCATACATCTTATCCGCCACAACAGGACTTGGAGGCACGTGCCATGAGTGATGGTTCAAATTCAGACAACGCCATCGGGGGCATAGCGGCTGATAGCCTCAGACAGTTTATCTCAAGAATTGAAAATTTAGAGTCAGAAAAGTCTGTTTTGTCCTCCGATATCAAGGACGTCTACGCACAGTGCAAGGGCCAGGGCTTCGATACCAAGATCATCCGCAAGATCGTTTCCATCCGCAAGAAGGACCGGGCCGAACGCGAGGAAGAAGACACCATCCTCGGGCTGTACCTCGCTGCACTCGGTGAGGCATGAGCCCCACACTGTCTGCCATGCGCGCTATATCGCAATCCCGCTCCGTCCGTGCGGAACTGGTCAGGCTGCGGCATTCGCTCGGCATCACCCAGGACGATCTAGCCGCCCAGGTCGGGCGGCGGCGGGAAACGGTGAACCGCTGGGAAACTGGCAAGACTGACCCGACCGTGGTCGAGTTTTTCATCTGGTGTTCGGTTTTGGGGTGTGATATCAAAGTGACAGCATCTGTCACACAATAGGGGGCATGGGGACAGCCGTGAAGGATTCGGGGAAATGATCGCCGCTCTATACGTTGATGCGGAAGGTTGCTACGGGGAGGTCAATGGCATTGACCTGTGGGATGTCTCCAGAGATGCCCGCGAATATGCTGGCCCTTATCCCGTCGTTGCCCATCCTCCCTGCCAGCGTTGGGGGCGGTACTGGCATGGGGCTCCCCGCAAGCCGCACCAGTATAGGCTTGGAGAGGACGGGGGATGCTTCGCTGCCGCCCTGACCGCCGTCCGCAATTATGGCGGCGTGCTGGAGCATCCGTCTCATAGCCACGCTTGGCGGTATTTCGGCCTGACTGCCCCGAACAACCGGGGGGGGTGGTCAATGGCTGACCAATTCGGCGGGTGGACGTGCCAGGTTGAGCAAGGCCATTACGGTCATGTATCCCGAAAGGGAACGTGGCTCTATGCCTGCGGGGTCGATCTTCCCGATCTGATTTGGGGTCCGAGCGAACAGCGCATTCACCCCACCGCTCTGGCGAAGCATGGCTATGAGAAAGCCAGGCGCATTGGCTGGATGGCGATGATCGGAGGGAAGGGCAAGGCCCGCATTCGTGAAGCCACCCCGCCTGTTTTCCGAGACATCCTGATTTCGATTTCCAGGAGCGCCCTCAAATGACCATCACAGCCGCAATCGTCGCCAGAGCCCGCGAGACGGCGGAAGAGATCGGAGATACGTCCGATGCTGCCGTCATCCAAATCCTGGCCCGCATGGTTGCCGTAGCCACCTGTGGCATGTCGTGCGGGTTCTCTCGGACACCGCCGGTCCATGAAGTCGCCATCAAGCCCCCGCCGAGGAGTTTGGAAGAATGAGACTTCATCCCGAGGACGATTTGCAGCGGGCCGTGATTGAGACGCTTCGGCTGTCTCCAAGTTTGCGCGCTATCGCCATTCCGAACGGAGGGAAAAGAAATATCAGGGAGGCCGCCAGAATGAAGGGCCTCGGCGTGACTGCCGGCGTGTCTGACCTGATGGTGTTTTGGGCGCCGGCAAAGGTGGCAATGATCGAACTTAAGGCTCCAGGCAAGGTGACGGGGAAGAATCGGCCACTGGCTGCTCTGTCTGCCGAGCAACTGGGTTGGTTCGGAACAATGCAGGTAATGGGCCATTACGTCACCGTCTGCGACAGCGTCGAAAGTGTCGAGAACTTTTTGCGCCAGTGCGGCGCACCTGTCCGAACCACGACCGGATAACAAACAACGGGAGTTTAAAAATGATCAAATCTTCCGCGTATCTCGCGGGCGTAGGGGCATATGCCCTGGATTACGACGGCCCGTGCCCGTTCCAGACGGAGGATATCGGCTACAACGATTATGCCGATGGTCTTCGGGATGGTGCTCCGTCACCGATGATTGACGGGGAAACCATTGAAGACATCGCGGAAGATCGGGACGACTGTCGGGAACAGTGCGGCAAAGAAGATGGCAACAACGCCATACTCCGAAGCGCCATTGAAGATGCCCTCGCACTTCTCGAAAGCGCCCCCACTGGCGACGACATCAAAGAAGCCATCAAATTCCTGAATGAGGCCATGAAATGAAATTCACCGCCGAACGAGCAACCCTTCTCGCCGCCATCGTGGGCGCTCGGGAAGTCGCCTGCACCAACTCGCCCATCCCCCAGATCAACATGCTTCGTCTCACGTTGTCGGGTAACAAGCTGGTGGTGGAATCCACTGACATGGATTCCAGCTTCCGCGCCACGGCCACCGTCAACGGCATCCAGGGCGATGACATCCTCATCCCTGCCGCCCGGCTGGTGGAAATCGTCAAGGCGCTTCCCGATGGCTGCCAAATCGATATTGCCACCGATGACAAGTCCCCCGATGGCATCGTGATCAAGTCGGGACGCAGTAGGTTTCGCCTCCCGTCTCTGTCTCCCGATCTTTTCCCACAGTTCGCCCCGGTCGGGGAAGGGTCGGAATTTACCATGTCCGAGGCCGAGTGGCGGCGAATGCTGGTTCTTCCGTCCCCGTTCATGTCCAATAATCCGACCAGATCGTATCTCTGCGGCGTCAACATCAAAGCCGATGGGTGTAATTTCCGGTCTGCCGCCTCTGATGGGTGCATCGGGGTTATTGTCGTCATGGGATGCCCACTCGGCGGCGATGGATTGGTGGACGGCATCATCATCCCGAATACCGCCATCCTTCGGCTTTCAAAACTGGCGGCGGGGGACATGATCGTCCGGGCAAGTTCCCAAAAGGCATCGTTTTCATGGGGTGCGTCGTCACTCACGACTAAACTGGTTGACGGGACGTTCCCCGATATCCAGCGCATCGTGCCGTCGTCCACTCCGGTCAATGTCACGGTCAACGCCAAGGACATTCGCGGCGCTTGCTCGCGTGTCGCCATCGTCGGATTGGATGTGACTTCGGTTAGGGCGAGGACCATCCAACTCGATGTTGGTCTGGACGATATGACGATTTCCGGCGCTGGTGACCGTGAGGACGGACAGGAAGTTATCACCGTTGCGTCGAATGCAACCACCATGATCCGCCTCGACCCGAGCTATCTCAACCTCGGAATTCAGGCGTGCGGCGGGGACGAAATCCTGATCGGCATCACCGATGCCGAAAGCCCGTGCATTATTCGCCCCGCCGACGATACGGGCGTGACGATCCTGCTTCAGGGGAAAAGGTGATGGGAGACTATTCCGAGTTCCTGGCGAGGAAACACGTCCTCGCCCCGGCGGTTGGGTTCGACCCTGGCGATAGCCTTCCGTCCCATCTCAAGCCGTTTCAGAGGGATATCGTCCGGTGGGGGCTGCGTCGTGGCAGGGCTGCATTTTTTGAGGGAACCGGGTTAGGAAAAACGACGCAGCAGCTCGCATGGGCGCGGGCTGTGGCTGACCACACGCAAGGCCGGGTGCTGGTGTTCGCTCCACTCGGCGTCGCCATGCAGACCGTCAACGACGAGGCCCCCAAGTGGGGTTACGACGTGTCCTATGCCGAAAACGAGAAGTCGGCAAAGGGCGATATCGTCATCACCAATTACGAACGTCTGGGGCAATTCGATCCAACAGACTTCGCGGGCGTTGTCCTGGACGAAGCGGGCATCATTAAGGACAGTTCCGGCAAAACCCGCATCGAAATGACGGACGCCTGCCGGGACGTTCTCTACAAGCTTTCTTGCTCGGCCACTCCGGCCCCGAATGACTGGACCGAGCTTGGCACTCAGTCCGAATTCCTCGGCGTCATGAACGAAAAAGAAATGCTGGCCATGTTCTTCGTCCATGAAGGGTCAGTTCGTGCCGATCCCAATGGTGAGGAATGGAGACTGAAACGGCACGCCGAAACAGACTTCTGGCGATGGGTGTCGTCATGGGCCGTCGTCATCAACAATCCCAACGATCTTGGGTATGACGAGCCGGGGTATAATCTCCCTCCGCTTCACCTTCATCAGGTGACGGTCAAGGTTGATACGGCCCCGGCTGCTGGCGCCCTGTTCGCTATGCAAGCAAACACTCTCCAGGACCGCATTGGGGCGCGTCGTGACAGCGTCCAGGCTCGCGCCGAGGCTGCCGCCAAGGTAATTGCGGAGAATGGCCCGGACGAGCAATGGGCCGTATGGTGCAACCTCAACGCCGAGGCCGACGCCATCCGAAAATTGGTGCCGGGGCTGGTCGAGGTTCGCGGCAGCGATGCGCCGGAATGGAAGTCTGAAAAGCTGCTGGGATTTTCTCACGGAAACCCCCGAATGATCCTCACCAAGCCCAAGATCGCATCGCGCGGCATGAATTGGTTCAACTGCGGCAAGTTCATCTGCCTGGGGCTAAATGACAGCTTCGAGCAGCTTTACCAGTTGATCCGCCGGTTCTGGCGCTTCGGTCGCGTCGATGATGTTCACGGGTGGCTTATCGCGTCGGAACTGGAGGGCGCTGTTGTCGCCAACCTGCGCCGCAAAGAGGCCAAGTATGACCGCATGAGCGCGGCTATGATTTCTCATATGAAGGACTTGTATTCTGCCCAAATCAGGGGCGGTAGGCAGGTCACTTCCGAATACAACCCCACGATCAAGATGGAACTTCCGACATGGATGATGTAATGCCGCTCGTTTCTAGCCAAGAACACGGAGAGAACTGGACGCTATGGCATGGCGACTGCATGGAAGTGATGAAGGGCATCCCAGATAATTCACTTCACTTTTCAGTATTCAGCCCGCCCTTCTCCAGCTTGTACACATTTTCTGATGATCCGAGGGACGTTTCAAATAACAGCAGCGACGATGTATTCTTCGAACACTTCGGATTTTTAATCAAGGAACTGTACCGCGCCATCATGCCGGGAAGGGTTGTCGCTATCCATGTGATGAACCTTCCCACCAGCAAGACGCGGGACGGGTTCATCGGCCTGAGAGACTTTCGAGGCGATGTTCTCAGGTCATTCCAGAAGGAAGGGTTCATCTTCCATTCCGAGACGATGATCAGGAAAGATCCTGTTGTCGCTGTCCAAAGAACGAAGGCCATCGGCCTCCTGCACAAGCAGCTTTGCAAGGATTCGTGCATGAGCCGGATGGCAATCGCTGACTACATCGTTGCGGTCAGAAAGCCGGGTGATAACCCGGAGCCTGTCGCGGGTCCGTTCGACAAATACTATGGGTCTGAGTGCGCCCCCGATGGTCCTCTCGTCCAGTTGAGCCAGAACGGCGGCAGGGAAACGCTACGCCCTGGCGATCCGTGGTTTTCCGTCGCCGTGTGGCAGCGTGTGGCCGAATCGGTATGGATGGATATCAACCAGAACGACGTTCTTTCGTTCCGATGCGCCAGAGAGGAAGCCGACGAGCGGCACATCTCTCCGCTGCAGCTCACCCCGATCCGGCGATGCATTGACCTGTGGAGTAATCCAGGTGACGTGGTTTTCAGCCCGTTCGCTGGTATCGGGTCGGAACTCTACTGCGCTGTCGAGATGGGGAGGAAGGCTTTGGGGGCCGAATTGAAGGCCTCATACTATGCTCAGGCCGTCGCCAATCTGAAAGGCATCAAGCCGTCCCAGCCGTCTTTGCTGGACGGTCTGGCGTAACGTGAACCAAGAACCCCCAGCATGGCCGGAATGGGCCGATAACTCTCTGGCCTGCTGGGAATTGGCAGTCGGGTGCCTTCGGGCGGAAGTGCTGGCGGGACGGAAGTTGACGCCATCCGATATGCTGGATGCGGTTGACGCTGACCATGCTGGTAATGACTGAACATTTTGAGGAGGTGGGAATGTTTAACACCACAAATCCGCCCATTCCAAACGACGACGTTTCTGATGTCCTGTGGATGTGCGTCGAAACATCCCGCGCCGCGCTTCTGGATGATCCTCATAGCCCCGACAAACTTTTCTGGTTCCTTGCCGAAATGGCGGCGTTCACTGCCTACTTCTCTGGATCGGCACAGGTGCATTGATGGCGAGGATCAGGACGATAAAGCCAGATTTTTTCACCTCCGAAGACATCTGCGCACTATCACCTATGGCGCGCCTATTTTTCCAGGCGACGTGGTGTGAGTCGGACAAGGAAGGCCGCCTGGAGTGGAAGCCCGGCACCATGAAGCTTAGGTATTTTCCAGCCGATGACTGCAATATTTTTGATGTGGCAGACGAGGTTGTCTCGCGCGGATTAGTGGTGATTTACGAAGCGGATGGTAAAATCTACGCTTACATCCCATCATTCGTCCGTCACCAGCACATTAACCCGCGTGAAACGGCAAGTTCCATCCCTTCTCCCCCAACGCCGCAGAAAACAGCCATTGTTGACGACGCGTCATCAACGCGTGGCGACGCGTCGGAACGCGTCAATTCTAGATTTGACGCGCAGGGAGGAAGGGAAGGGAAGGGAAAGGAAGGGAAGGGAAAGGAAAAAGTCATAGGCAGCAGCTTGGAAGTTGTTACTCCGCGCGAGGAAATTTTGGACCAGCTGCCATCGTCGGAACTCGTCAAGCTCGGCAATGCGTGCCTTGAGGCTGTGGGCCATGACCCGGCGCGGTTTATCGGTAATTTTGGCACGGTCGATGCTTGGCTCAATTCGGGGTTTGGGGTTGACGAAATCAAAGCCGCAGCAGTGGCGCTGGCGGCTAGGCCGGGTTTCGTTCCCCCAGGAAACCCCATGGCGTGGCTGGCAAAGGCCATGCCGGATGAGATTGCCCGGCAACGCAGGGCGGCGGAAAAGGACAAAGTCGATGAACTCGGCCTCCCCGTCGAGCCTGAGATTGACTGGAAGAACCACCCGGCATACCGAGGGGTGATTTAGCCATGGCCGATATCACCGAGGTCAAGCGAGCCCTCGAAGGCCGTGCCAAAGCCGTGGCGGAATACCTCCTGCCCAACGGCATCCTCCAAGGCGGTCGGGAATGGGCGGTAGGGTCGATTGGAGGAGAACCCGGAAAGTCCATGAAGGTTTGCGTCAAGGGTGCCAAGGTCGGCACTTGGTGTGACTTCGCGGATGGTGGGGAATCCGGGGACCTGATCGATCTTTGGCAGGCCGTGCGCCGCCAGACCCTCGTTGAAGCCCTGGACGACATTCGGAAATGGCTGGGCATGGAGGCTCCGGTGTTTGAGCGGAAGGAAAAAACCTACCGCCTCCCGGACAAGCCGAAATGCACCGCTCCGAAGTCCGCAGTCCTGGCATACCTCACAAACGAGCGGAAACTGACCCTACAGGCGATAAGCGCCTATCGGGTGGGGGAGGACGGGAAAACGATTGTATTGCCCTCCTTGCTCCCCGGAGGTGCCCTAGCGTTCGTGAAATACCTCGGGGTTGACCGCGACAAGGACGGGAAGAAGATTACCCGCGTCGAGGCAGGGTGCGAGCCGGTGCTTTTTGGCTGGCAGGCCATCCCGGAAAACGCCAGGGAAATAACAATCACTGAGGGCGAAATAGACGCAATTTCCGCCTGGGATTACGGCTATCCGGCAATGTCGGTCCCGTTCGGCGGCGGCAAGGGGAACAAACAAGCGTGGATCGAATCCGAATTCGACCGCATGTCCCGGTTTGAGGTGATCTACCTCGCTATGGACATGGATGACGAGGGTAATTCCGCAGTCGCAGAAATATCCGACCGCCTCGGACGCCATCGGTGCAGAAGAGTTATGCTGCCTCGGAAAGACATGAACGAGTGCCGCAAGGCCGGAATTGAGAAGCAAGAGATTGATGCGGCTTTCAATTCAGCCGTTACTTTGGACCCAGACGAGCTGAGGCGAGCCGGGGCGTTTACGGACGAGGTAGTTGGCCTATTCTGGCCTAGTCATGACCAAGAGCCCGGATACCGACTTCCATGGGGCAAGGTCAATGGGAAACTGTCTTTCCGGTCTGGCGAGATGACTGTTTGGACTGGCCCATCCGGGTCCGGGAAGTCGCAACTCCTGTCACATGCCTGCGTCGGATTTGGCGATCAAGGGTCAAGGGCCTGCATCGCATCGCTCGAAATGGCACCGCGCCAGTCGCTCCGTCGGATGGTCAAGCAGGCAGGCAACGTGGACCGTCCGACAGAGCCATACATCCGAGACGTGATGGCGTGGATGGATGGGTGGTTGTGGATGTTCAATTTCGTCGGGAAAGCATCCGTCACGAAGATCATCGAGGTATTCGAGTATGCCCGCTCCCGGTATGGATGCGACGTGTTCGTGGTTGATTCCCTGATGCGTCTTGGTGTCGGTTCAGAGGATTACGAGGGGCAGGAACGAGCCGTCTTCCATCTTGTGAGTTGGGCCGTCGAGAAGAACGTTCACGTTCACTTGGTGGCCCATTCCCGCAAGGCCGATACGAAATTCGGCGGGAATTCGGCACCGGAGACGGAGGATATCAAGGGCGCGAGCGAAATCGGCTCCAACGCATTCAACATCATCGGTGTCTGGCGCAATCGCAAAGCCGAAGACGCGATAAAAGAGCTTGAGGAAAAGTCAGAAAGAGGTGACGGGGCGGCGTCGATGAAGCTGGCCGAGGCCCGTGAAGTTCCGACCGTGATCGTCAACATTGCCAAGCAGCGGAACGGCGATTGGGAGGGAAAGTTCGGCCTCTGGTTCTGCCAGGAAACCTACCAATATCGCAGTTCGCACGATGACGCTCACGGTCGGAGTTACGTTGCTCGGACTGGAGATTATGGAGATGATGCCGCGTTCTGATTTCGGCGGATGATCCGGTTGATCTGAACCGACGTGAACGGCTTTCCCGAGCGGGATTTCATATTGTGGCTGATGGTCGATATGATGTGGGGGATTGACCCGCCAGCCGCGTGCATCCGCATGATTTCGGAGATGACGGATTGCTCGGAGGCAACCTCCTCAAGCATCGCCGTCTTGCCGACCCCAACGATACGATAGCCGTAGGGCGCGCTTCCGGCGACGTGTCCGCCCTTCGCCTTCTTTGACCGCTTCCCATCGGCCATGCGTTCGAGGATTTGCCATTTCTCGAACTCGGCAAACCCGGCCAGGATCGTGAAGAACACCTTGGCCACCCCGCCGTCTGTCACAGGGTCCACACCCATGTTGACGAGGATCAGCCCGACGCCTCGATCTTTCAGCGCGTCGGCTGTGGCGAGGGCATCGGCGGCATTGCGGAATAGCCTGTCCAGCTTGGCGCAAATGAGGGTGTCGCCCTTTTCGAGGATACGCCAGAGCTTGCCGCCCTCGGGACGGTCAGCCAGGGGGACAGAACCCGACACGCCAGGGTCCGTGAACATGACGGGCTCGCCCATGCCGTGGACCATCGCCACGCCTCGGATTTTCATTTCCTGGTCAGCAAGCGAGGTTTTTTCCTCGGATGCTTGCCCGGGGCTGGAAACACGGCGATATCCGTAGACGGTCATATCATGTTCTCCTCGGCCACATATGCGGGGAAGTCAGCGCGCCCATCAATGCGTCAAGCGCAATCGCTTTGTTGCGGTGCTGGCTCCGCTCGATTTCGACGGTAATGGTTATCCCCGTCGGCACGTGCGTGACCGTGATGCCGGAATAGGTGCCGACATGCTGCCCGCCATACCTAGCCGGGTCATTGACGGTAAATTCCAGGTCGGTTTCTGGGATATCTGTCATTTCACCCTCCTTCGATTTCGCGTTCCAGCATTTTGATCTTGGCCGTATGGCGTTCGACGGATTCCATCGCGTCACGCAACCGGCCTCGTTCCCATTCGAGGTCACACCGTGGGCATCGCGGACTAGGCGTGGCAAAGAACGGCACACCATGGCTGCACTGCTTTTCCATTCGTTCAGTCCTCGACATGATGCATCGAGCGGATAATGCCCACGTCATCTTGGCTCAAATCTCTGATCGGCCATTTTGTTTCGTCCAAAGGCTTGCCGTGCGCGAGCATCGCCGCACAAGCGGGCCAGTGTCCGGAGAACGTCGCCAGTTTCCGCCCGGCGTCGTCGAACAAGTCGTTTTTAATGACGTACATCACTTCTCCCCCGATCTCTCGTTCATCGATGCCAGATATTCACGGATCGGCACGGCCTCATATTTTTCAGTGTTCAGGGCCTTGACCTTCATCGGATCGAACGTCTCCATAATGACGGTCTTAGTCTCCTTTTCGCGGATAACCCAGCTTGTCGTCATAATGCGGCACTCCTGTCTGAACGCTTCAACAATGCCATAAGCGTTCTATCCGCGCCAATCTTTTTCGTACACTATCGAGAAAGTGTTACCATAAGCCATAATCACCAGAAAGGCGTTGAAATAGGTGCAAAGTCGGTGTATATGTGGTTCTAAGATAGCCCCCCTCATGGTGTATTAAGATGAAAAACAGCCCATATGGACGAAGAGACATGGCCACGGATTACCCCCACAGGAAGACAATAGGATTTTCTTCCGACCTGTTCAACCTGTTGAAAAAGGCTCAGGAATTGACGGGAAACCGTCTTTCATTCCTCGTCAGGAAGTACGTCGGAGAAGGGTGCCGACGTGAAATCGCCGAGGCAAAGCGGAAAAACGCCACCGAATAGCAACATCGTTCGCACCCGCGCTCGTCGGCCCGCGCTTGCGCGATGGCATAATATATAGGTAATTGTCAACTGAATAATATCAGGAGATGCTGAAAATGGTAAAGATTATTCGTCGTCCAGATTTCGCTGGCGGGGGCATTACCCCAGCCGAAAAAATCCAACTTGACGCTGTCGCGCAAGATTGGGCTGCCAATGCGCTTTCGACCGCGCCCGCTGATTTGGCAGAAGTCGATGCCGCAATCCGTGGCCTCTATGCCGCCGCTGGACTCAAGTCTCCCCGTGTCGTTTTGGTCCCGTCCCCGCTTGCCATGGCAATGGCAGGGGGGTTCGCGGCGGGTGTCTGGTATCTCCGGAAAAATCACCGCGCCACCGACGCCGCCACCCGCGCCGCCACCGACGCCGCCACCGACGCCGCCACCGACGCCGCCACCTACGCCGCCACCGACGCCCTGTCATGGCGCGCAGTGGCGGCAGGATTTGGCGATCCCGATTTTCTCCTCGGCTGTGCCCAAAAGTGGTCACGTATGTATCAGGGGGGTAATATGTGGTCGGCGTGGGATAGCTATATTTGCGGCTCGAGAGATGTATTGGGTCTCCGGCTTCCGGACCACGAGAAATATGCTGCGTGGGAGAGTTGCGCTAAGTCATCCGGATTCCGAATTATGCACGAGGAGTTTTGCATCGTGTCCGACCGTCCAGAAATCCTTCGCATGGACGACCAAAATCGTCCTCATTGTGAGGACGGCCCGAGCCACCGATGGCGCGACGGATGGAGCCTCTATCATTGGCATGGGGTGAGGGTGCCGGATGAGTGGATAACCAACCGGGACACTCTCACAGCCTCCATGGCTCTGGGCCAGGAAAACACTGAGCTTCGTCGCTGCGCTTGTGAGATCCTGGGTTGGGCAAAAGTTTTGAAAGAACTCGACGCGGTAACCATCGACCGGGACGAAGACCCGATGATCGGGGAACTCCTGGAGGTTGATTTGCCAGACAGCGAGAAAGAGCGGTTCCTTCGCGTAAAATGCGGCACCGGGCGTGAGTTCGCGATTCCGGTCCCGCCTGATCAGATGACAGCGTTGAGTGCCAATGCATGGACTTTTGGGATTGAGCCCGACATTTTGAAGCAACTGGAGGTACGGACATGAAGACTTTTACCAAGATGGCTGCGCAGGGTGATTTTATCATTATGCGTGTGGAGTCAATCCCCGACGATGTGGTCGAGATCGCCGCCGAGAAGGGAACGCATACCGTCGCCCACAGCGAAACTGGACACAACCACGTTATGCTCGCCGAGAAGGTCCGGGCGTTCAACCCGTCCAGTCCGGATATCTACACGATGTTTTTGCAAGTGGACGAGCCGACCGAGATCACGCATTTGCGCGACTTCGACACTCACGAACCGATCCTCGTTCCGCCCGGAAACTACGTCGTCAAGCGACAGCGTGAGTACACCCCCGAGGGGTGGCGGCGGGCGCAAGACTAGGCATTATAGGTGATGACGAGTATGACCCCGCCAGTCATAATCCGACTGGCGGGGTTTTTCGTATACAGGGCAGCGCGCATGGTTACTTCTGATCGCGGCGCAAGCACAATTCCGCAGCCAGTTTGCGCACGGCGGCTTTCGCCTCGGGAGTGTTAGGTACCCACACTGGCATCCTGACTTCCCCCCGGTCTCGCCGCTTTTGATTGTAGGCGGCGACCTTCTCGGCGTTGGTTTTAGCGGCCATGGCTTATCCCTCCAGCAGGGCGCGGCAAAGCGCGTTTGCTTCGATCTTGTCGATTGCCGTTTCGATGTGGTTCCGCCAGTCCCAAGCCTCGTCACTGGTGCGGAGGATAACACCCCCGCCCTTTCGCTTGTGAGTGACGCAAAGGCCACCGTGAGGCCCGTCAATCCATTCCGCGCGGTAATGAGGGCTGTCAAATATCGTCGTGGTCAACATGATGATGTCCCCCTACGCCAGCTTGCGGAACTTGTTGCGACCGATGATTTCGTGACGAGATCCGTCTTCCTTGACCAAAATGTGCCGGGTGGCGGGCTTGGCATCCTTCTTGGCGGCGGGCTCCCAGCGAACTAGCCCGGTTTTGATTTCGATGACCTTAGCATCAGCGGTCTTCGCGGCGGCAATCGCGGTCATGTAGCTGTCGAAAGTCTGGCTGTTCACGCTATATGTCATTTACGTTCTCCCGTCTTGATGCCACCATTATACAGTTAGTGACTAACGATGCAAGGGGAAAGTTAGGCGCTAACCATCTTTTCTCGGCACACCCAGATAGGTCAACACTCATTACCCAAAATAGGTCAGCATTGCTGACGATACGTATCCGCAACGAACTATTTTATTCGTCAATGATATCAACGCATTATCGCATACGGCAAGAAACGTGCCACTTGACAGCCGTTTCAGGCATAAATCGTACTCGCGCGGTCCACTAGGCGGCTCTATCATGCCGTCCCCGCCCTTATGTACGGACCAGCCCATGGCCGATACTCCCCCCGATGTCGTCTCCTGCCACGTCTGCGGCTCCATGACGCCCCGGCATTCGGCCAACCAGCGCTACTGCTCCCGCCACTGCAGCGACGTGTGGCACAACGCCAAGCGCCGCAACCTCGCTGCCATCGGTGCAGCACTCCTCGCAGGCGCACCCATCCACATGCAGGCACAGACGCCCCCAACCACAGCAGGCACCCCACAGCTTGACCACACGCCCACGCACGCAGACACAGATATCAGGAGGGTGAGCGAGCAAGGAGGGGCAGGCCGCGTCATCCCCCGTACCCACGACTATGCAGGCATCAAGCAAGCCCGCCACCTAGACCGGTTCGGCCTGTCAGACCCCGCCCCGGCAAAGGTGCCCGGTGCCATCGCTGAGCCAAGGCGGAGGTGAGCTAACCCGTTGATGTTGTTGGTGTTTCACAGGATACGCCTGAACGCTATCAAGAAAGCGTAACGTCTGGGGTGGGGTAGTGCCGTCTGGCCCCCTGGCCCGGCTGCCAGCCCCCCTGACCCCGTGTTCGCCGCCGAACCGTTGGGGCCTCACATCTGGAGAGAGGGGGCCCCCTTCCATCCCCGATTTTTTCGAAACCCCTCTTGTCATGACATGTGCTATATGTGGGGCTCTGGTTTGACCGCACGGGGGGTAGTCGTCCATGGACCGCAGCGTATTCCAGCTACGAGTGACCAAGCCCGAGAAGGCGGCTTGGGAGGCTGCGGCTAAGGCCAAGCGCATGAGCCTTTCGGAGTGGCTTCGGGGCGTGGCGAATGCGGCGTGCCGTTCGGACAAATCGTGACTAGACACGGCGTCTCGTTTTCCATAAGAATACCCAGAGTATAAACCACAGTGCGGCATTGCCCGAGAACGAGGGTGGAAAGTTGGATTCTGGACGCGGCGGTTTCCTTAAACGGGGGGGTGAGGCGGACTGCTCTGGTGGCCCTGGCACAGAGACTGGGGCTTCACGTGGACACGGTGCGCCGGTGGGTTCGTGGGGATCGGAAGATCATGCAAGCCGAGGAAGTGGCCATCCGGTCACTCCTGGAACTGGAAGAACTTCGGCGTCGGCTTGCTCTGGCTCAGGATGTTCTCAACGCCCCCATTTAAGCTACGTTGCCGGGATGGAGCGCGCCCTATTCGAAATTCTTCATCGTGGGGACAACTGGTCCGCTCGTCGGGCATTCTCGGCCATGGAGGGGGAATGATGGACGCGACGAAGTACCACGCGGCGTTGCTGGCGATCCAGGCCGCTATGGGCGCTGAGACGACCGAGGAACTGATTGCTCATGCCAAGTTGTGGGAGGCGTATATTCGTGCCGATGACGTTGCCCGTTCCGCCGACCCCGCCAACGATGTCGGGTCGGACATGGATGAGTATGCCCGGCACATGGACAGCCTGGGGTTTGCGCACCCGTCTTGGGATGTTGAGGCCGCTGAGGCAGCCGTCACGAAGAAGATGGGGTATGCGTTGAAGTTCGGAGCTTGGCCGATTGACAATGAGGATGAACCGGAATGAGCGAAAGCCGATTGAACGCCCGCCAGCCCATTGACCCCGAAACTCTCGCAGATACGACCCGCCTGTTTATCGAACATGCGCATGGCATCATCGCTCACATGGCTGGCGCGAGCGGCGACGTGGTGGTCAACGCACTCCTGAGCGCCGCTGTGAACATCGCCATCAGTTCCGGCGGAACTACCCCCCATATCCAGTCGTCGTTTAGGAAGGTTGCCGAGGGCGTCCCTGCCATGGTCAAGGCGTATGCCAAGATGGTGGCCGAATTCGAAGACGCGGGTGGGGAAGATCAATGACCATCATATGCGCCATGAAGACGGATGACGGGGTGTGGATCGGGTCTGACTCCAGGCTGTCCTGTGGGCCATTTAAGTGCCCGTCTCCGCAGCAGAAATGGTTCAAGACCGATGCGGGGATTTGGTGGGGGTATAACGGTCACTCCCGTATCGTCGAAATCGCCAAGATGTCCGTCGCCATTAACGCTGCGGAAAATGCCAGCGATCTGTGCGAGGCATTTCGCAGCGAGGTAAAGGATGATGCGTGGTGCACAGATGGTCAAGACCCAGGCGACCCGACGAATTACGGGTTCAATGCCATCATCGTGGACCACGGAAATGTCTACCTCATGCACGGGTCGGGTAGCCTGACGAATTTCGGGGATGAATTCGTGGCGGATGGTGGGGGCCGTGAGTATGCCTATGGCGCCGCGTATGCTCTCCACGGCATGGACCCCGAGACGATCATGCGTGTAGCCATCGAGGCTGCTTGCCGATACGACGCATCGTGCGGCGGAAACATCTTCGTGAGGAAACTGCCATGAGCGGCCACTATATGGCAATGCCTGCGTCATTGTCCCGCCGGGCCGTTCTTGATGTCGGACTTAAATGTCCCAGCGCGTGCCAGCATTGCTTCACGCGGGAGCCGGGACGGGCATCCGAGGGGAAAGACTTCGAACGGAACAACAAGGCCCCGTGGCGTCCGACCGAACAACTGATCCGCCAAGTCGAACTGATGAAGGACCACGGGTTCGTCGCATTCGACGTGACTGGCGGCGAGCCGACGCTTCACCCCGGCATTGTCGATATCATCCAGCGTGCCACCGACGTTGGATTGGCGTCCCGAATCATCACCCTGGGCCAGTATCTCGACCGGAAAGACATCCTGCATCGCATTCTGGACGCGGGCCTTACCGACTTCCGCATGAGCTACCATGCCTGCGACGGAGATATCTTCCGGGCCATGACCGGCGGTGACGTTCTCAAGATCGAAGCGGCCATGGACCGTCTGAACGAGATCGGGTTCCAGTACACCACCAACACCACGATCACATCGGCCAATTACCGGCATCTTCCGAAGCTTGCCGCATCCATCGCCAAGCGGAAGGTCTATTCCGCCACGTTCCTGAACATGATGAGCCACTATGACCATGCCGCATCCGCCGACGAAGGTCTGAGGGCCAAGTATTCCGATGTTGCTCCGTTTATGCGGGAAGCCACGGATATTCTGGAGGACGCCGGTATTGCCGTCGCCGTCAGATACGCCCCCATGTGCACCATGGCTGGTCTGGAACGGAACCTCGTCGGGCAAGTCGGCGTCCGGTATGACCATCACGAGTGGATGAACGCCGTCGAGCATTCCGGCCCCGGTGATGCCGAACGGGAATCCCTGTTTCTCCCCGAACAGCAGGGCCATCCCGCTTCCGGCGCGATGATGCTTGCGGCTGTCGAGAACGGCCCCCCGATTGGGCGAGGAACCCAGGCGGGTCCGACCAAGCTCTTTGCACCAATATGCCACGAATGCTCGGCTATCATGGTGTGCGACGGCATCGACCCCGGATATCTTGAGGCCCATGGGGCGGATGAACTCGTGCCGTATGTGGGCGGAAACTGCGGTCAGGTTCTCCACCCTGATCGGGTCAACTATCTCCCCGGCCAGATTATCAAACTGAAGCCGGACGGGAACCCCAAGGGAGCTATCCGGCGTCTTCTCCACCCCAAAACAGTTGAGCCGTTCCCGCTGGTTTCCATCGTGGTTGCCAATTATAACCACGGGGACACGATTGAGCGGTGTCTTGAGAGCATTGCGGCGCAGACGTACCGCCATATCGAGGTGGTGGTGGTCGATGACGGGTCCACCGACAACAGCGTTGCCGTCGTCAATAGGGTTTGCAGTGTGGCACTCACGCTGATCGAACGGGGTTCCGCATCCGGTGGCCCCGCCACCCCGCGCAACATCGGTATCCGGTCGTCCTCCGGGTCACTGGTGATGGTTCTGGACCCCGATGACTATCTGGCCCCGTCTTGCATCGAAGAGGCCGTGCGGGTCTTCCGCCGCGCCCCATGGGCCAGCATCGTCTACCCCGGTCTCCAGACGTTCGGCATGGAGACAGTCCAATGGGCGGCGGCTCCGTTCGATCCGGCGAAGGAGATCATGGGCAATTTCATCCCGGTCATGAGCCTCTACCGCCGGTCGATGTATGACGATATCGGGGGGTATGACGAGTCGGCGGAAGTAGCGGGATGCGAAGATTGGCTGCTGTGGGTGTCCGCCGTCCGTCTCGGGCACTTGGCCGCGCCCCTGCCGCGCCAGTTGGTGCACTATTGCAGGTCGGAAACCGGATTGTTCGAGACAGAGGTGAAGCCTAATTTCGAGGCCAAGCGTAACGCTGTCTATCGGAGAAACCAGGAAGCGTACCACGTTGAAGTCGCTCTCGCCGCCCAGAAGGGCTCGACACCCATGAGTGGCTGATCCGATCATCAGGGGTCTTCCCGCACTCCCCGGAGCCAAAGGAAAGGCGAAGGGGGAGCGGGTGTGGCTTCCTGTCTTCCAATCATTCATCGAACAGCTTCGCATCCAGTCCAAGGAACTCCAGGCGACGGACGAACGGGGGTCGAAACTCGACCTGTGGGGAAGCCAGCGCATCTACCTGGAACAGATTTCCCAGGGGATGGATGACGGTATCCGAGACTTCTATTGCCTGAAAAGTAGGCAATTGGGCGTCACCACCGTATCTCTCGCCATTGACCTTTTCTGGCTGGCGACCCATCCCCGCATGATGGGCGTGCTGGTGGCCGACAACGATGGAAACCGTGACTTCTTCCGAAAGACCCTTCAGAACTACCATGCGTCCCTTCCCCCTGAATTCGTCCGTGGAGTATTCGAGAAGGTTAAGGACAACGAAGGTTATATGGAGTTCAGTAACGGGGCAAGATTGGACTTCCTCGTGGCGGGCACTCGAAAGAAGACATGGGGTGAAGGACGAGGGTACACCCTTGCTCATGTGACAGAGGTAAGCAAATACGGAACGCCAGAGGGCATTTCTTCTTTCAAAGAGACTCTGGCCGAGAAGAACCCAGATCGTTTGTTTATGTGGGAGTCGACGGCGTTCGGCATGAACCATTGGCGGGACATGTACGAGGAGGCAGAGCGCGACACATTTACCAAGCGCGGGTTCTTCGTCGGGTGGTGGTCGAAGGAACCGAACAGCGTTGACCGCAAGGATAACCGGTTCGCTGTGTTCGGAACGGAACCCCCGAACCCGGAAGAACGGGAGAAGATCAAGCTCGTCAAAGAACGCCACGGCGTCATTATTTCCCAGGAGCAATTGGCGTGGCGTCGGTGGAGGGATGCCGACACGTCCACCAGCAAGGCAGACTTGGATCAGAATCAGCCTTGGCTGTGTCTGGCTAGGGGTACTCGTGTCGGTACGACGAAAGGCATTCAGCGGATCGAGGACATAATCCCAGGTCGGTACGGTACTTGCGGTTATATCTCTGAGGCTAGGTCGAACGGGACGGCTCGCATATATCGAGCCGTCACGTCTCTTGGGTACGAGGTTCGGGGTACGGCAAATCACCCGCTAATTGACACAGAGGGACGAGAGGTTGGTCTTGGCGTCAGCCAGGGAGTGACCGTTAAGTTAATCCCCCCGATCACGGCGGAAGAGCCCCATACCGTTCGCTGGCGCGAAGGCATCACAGATTGCAGTATAACGGTGACGCCAGACTTTGCGCGATTGGTCGGTATCTATATGGGGGACGGGTCGGCGTCAGGCTCACCACGTTCAGGATGGGTCGTGCAGATTGTTTGTAGCGACCGAGAAGAATGCCTCATTGCGGAGTACGTCCGGTTGTTTAAGGCGTGTTTCGGGGCCGAAGCTGGGGTCTACAAGAAGGCCAAGAAATACCCGAACGGCCACGTCACGCAGACATGGGCGGCAGTTCAATGTTGCTCTCGCATGGTCGTTGAGACATTCAAGAAGCTGGGGCTGGCTGAGGCCGAAACAACAGGAAGTACGCGCCGCGCTATACATGTCCCAGATTTCATATGGATGTCGCCCAAGGACGTGATCAAAGAGTTCTTGTCGGGGTTGTTCGAGACGGACGGATTTAACGACTTCAAATCTGATCGCGTGGTCTTGTCGTCGAAATACAAGGCGTTTCTGAACGACGTTCATGTGTTGCTACTCGCCTTCGGCATAACGAGCAAACTTACGGCGGTAACTACGTCATGCAATGGGAAGGATTTCGGCAGCTATTTGCTTACGTTGCGGGCATCGGAATCCATCGCGTTCAACGAGCAAATTGGGTTCCTGTCTGAACGCAAACGCGGACGGTTCATCCCCGTCGATCAGCGTCCGACGCCAACTACGAAGCGCGGTCAGCATAAAATACCCATCGCGTTTGAAGATTGCGTTGTTTCTGTCACAGATGAAGGCGTCGAAGAGGATGTGTTCAATCTGACGGTAGAGGATAGTCATCTGTTCGACGCCAACGGAATCCTTACGCATAATTGCGAGGAAGCTTTTGTGCAATCTGGGTACAGCTTCTTCCAGACGCGACTTGTCACCAAGTGGCTGGACAAGATTTATGACCCGGCAAACGGCATCGTCTACCTCCCATATCGTTTCTATCTAGGAACGGTTTTTCACGAATGCCGGATGGACCCGATACCTCCGAGCGAAATTGAACTCAAGGGCACCGATATCATCGAGTTGAGGGTGTGGGAGCAGCCGGTTGATGGCGCTACCTACGTTATCGGCTTCGATCCGGCCTATGGTCGGACAGACTGGAAGGATAGACACAGCCTAAGTTGTTGGCGGTGCTTCGCTGACAAGATGGTCCAGGTGGCGGAATACGCGGATAACCGGGTTGAAACCTACCAAGCGGCGTGGGTTCTGGCGTATCTTGCCGGTGTCTACAAGGACTGCATCATCAACATAGAATTGACCGGCCCTGGACGCGCTGTGTTCCGCGAGCTTGACGACAAGCGCACCGAATATCGCGCCGAGATGAACAAGAAACACGTCGATGACCGGGGCTGGGATAACTTCCTGGGGGCGGCTAGGTATTATCTCTATCATCGTCCAGACTCCATTGGAGCCGGTTATGCCTATCACACCGAGATGACGTGGAGTATCAAGGGGCGTGTTCTGAACCAATTCCGCGACGCGTTCATGACGGGTGCTCTGGAAATCAGATCAGCGCCGCTCCTCGACGAGATGATGACGGTGGTTCAGGACGGGTCCGAGATTGCAGCGCCTGGGCAGATGAAGGATGATCGGGTGTTCGCCGGTGTCCTCGCATGCATGGCATGGAAGGATTGGGTTCAGGCGTCGATGATCCAGAAAGGGCAGACTTACGAGGCTGTGATGGCATCAGAGAACTCGGAGCCGACGCCCGTTCATTCGTTCGTTCGCCACATCGTCCACAACTTCTGGAAAACCAGAACGGAAACTTTGGAAAATCCACCGGAACCGCCCAAGAACTTCTTCGAACAGAGGGGGATGTAGCATGCCGAAGGGTCAATATGATCGGAGTCGTTTCCAGGCCAGGAAACCCGAGCCCCCATTCCAGCCATCCGAGGAGAACAGTGAAAAGTCCGTGATCGGGGATGCTACGGGCGTTGTCGTCTCCAATAAATATGAGCGCCGGCCAATATCGGAGGCCCCCAAGAACGGCGAGACGGTTCTCCTGTTCAATGCCGAAATTCGTCACGGAGTTCATGGTAAGTGGAGAACATCTCGGAGGTACATCAGTGGGGCATCCGGGGGGCGATGGGTCCAGAACGACTTCTGGGCATGCCCAATCACGAACAAGCCACTCGGCATGGGCTGGACCGAATGGGAGGCGCTGTGATGAAGCGAGTTTCAGGACTGCATGAACCGGTCATGAAATACGAGTTCAAATGGCTTTGCCGGGAATGCGGTCACAGGTGGAAGAGGGTGATTGCTACGGACAACCCTCTTTCCGTAATGGACCCTCCGTGCCCTTCGTGCAAGAAGGCACAGAAGCGCCTGGAGAACTTTTCCCATTTTGATCCTGCAGGTGGAAGGGCTCCATCCATAGGCGGTAATCCCCGCGTCGTAGCCCAGGACCAAGCCGCCGAGATTATCATGAAGGACCATGGCTTGACCGATCTTCGAGGCCCCACAGAAGCCCGCATGGGGGAATCGTCTGCCCCGAAGCTTCCTCCGAAACTTCAGTCTATGGCGGATATGATGTTTCAACCTCAGCGTCAGATGCAGCATGCCGGAATGGGCGCTCACGCGGGGATTATCGCCCGTCAAGCCATGGCAGGTGGATACTCCCCCGCCGCCACAAATTCTCCCGACCCCATCGCGATTGCCCAGTCCCCGCGCAAGACGGTTCAGGAAGTCGCCAACATCATGAACGCGCCGGAGAAACGATAATGGCAAACCCGAAAAAAGGCCGTTGGGCGCTCATCAGCGACGGCAACCCGGATACGTTGGCACGGTTCTTCCGAGGGTGCCGGGAGCAGGGCATCGAGACGCAGGGGGTTGTCGTCAACTGCCCCAACGGGGACTTCGATTGGCCGAAGAATTGGGGGCAGCATAGCGGCGGCCCTATCGCCAAGACCGGGGATGAATGGTTTGGGCTGCTGTGGTCGGACCAGTGCCCTCAATCTCCGAAATGGGATATCACTCTCATTGACGCCGTTCGCCCGTGGAATGTCGTGACCAGCATGGACGCCAGCCAAGGAGATTGGCGGCGAGGCGCGGTGGTATGGGGCACCGAATGCATGAAGACTGGCGGCGGTCTGGATATTACTGGACTGGATCACGAGCTTTCTGCGTGGTCCGTGATCGCCCGGAGCGCCAAGTGCTGGCATGTGACGGATGTTCTTCTCCCTCGTCAGACTGGCCCGTCAATCCCCGCGATGCTACATGCGGCATCCGGCGGCGATAAGCCGCTGCGTGAGTGCATGACCCGTCACGGCGTCCGTGTCTGCGAGCCGGACTATACCGGGGTGTCTCTGCTGATCAGCACGCCCAGCATATCGAAGCCGGCGGTGGAATACACCATTTCCCTGATGCGGACCCAGCAGGAACTTTCCGGCATGTGTGTCCCGACCGAATGGACACTGGAGCGGTGGAACGCGGATATCTGCATGGCTCGGTCCCATATCGTGGCCGAGTTCCTGCGGACCAAGCATACCCATCTCCTGATGATCGATGACGACATGAGTTGGGAGCCTGGGGCCGTCCACCGCCTTTTCTGGTCTGGCAAGGACGTGGTGGCCGTGGCGGGTCCGAAGAAGTCCTATCCGCTGCGGTTCGCCGCGTCCAAGGTGGATGGCAATGGCCGTCCGGTCCCCATCGAGACGGACCCAGAAACCGGAGTGTCCGAGGTGGACAGCGTCGGATGCGCCTTCATGCTGGTGAGCCGGTCGGCGATTGAACGGATGATCGATGCATACCCGGAACTGGCATACACCGGGAGCGACGGCAAGACCGCTCACGCTCTGTTCCTCCAGCAAATTGTGAACGACCGGTATCTTCCCGAGGACTTCTCATTTTGCCAACGATGGCGCAATATCGGCGGCAAGGTCCACATTGCTACCGACGTTCCGTTGGGCCATATCGGGCAGCACGAGTTCAAAGGCAGCCTGTTGGAAAGCTGCATGAAGGGCGGGGCGTGATGTACCATTCGGAAAGCGGGCAGGATCAGTGGCTGGAAGAAAACGTCTTCCGTGGGCTCCGTGGCGGCGTGTTCTTCGAAGCCGGGGCGCTTGACGGGGTTCTTCATTCCAACTCCCTGTTCTTCGAACGAGAACGCGGATGGTCTGGTGTTTTGGTCGAGGCAAACCCCTCCATGACGCCGCTCATCGCGGCCAATCGGCCAGATGCGACGGCGTTCAGTTGCGCCCTCGGCCCATATTGCGATGGGGATGTGACGTTCAAGGCCGTGTCGGGACCGCTGTTCGGGTGGTCTGGGGTGGTGGACGCCATGGATCATAGACACGTCCAGGCCATTGAAGATCACATACCTCCGGAATGGCAGCGTGTGGTCAAAGTTCCCTGCCGCAGGCTGGAATCCATTCTGGACGAGACCGGCATTACCCATGTGGACTATATGAGCCTTGACCTTGAAGGCGCCGAACTGGATGTTCTTTCCGTGTTCCCGTTCGAGCGGTTCCACATCGACGTTCTGGCCGTCGAGGACAACTACGGATGCCCAGAACTGGCGGAACTTCTGACCAAGAACAACTACCATCACCTTGCCAGGGTTGGGGTTGACGAAATCTGGCGCTTCGCCGGTATTCAGGGGGAATAATGACGTGAGACTGCCCAATCGAGACCTCGGCGGGTTTGCGGGAGAAGTGATTTCCCGGTGCACCGCATCCCAAACGAAGCGGCTGATGCGCGGCGCGATGTACCGCAACCTGTTCCTGACCGGCGACCCCCAAGGCGTCCCTCAGACGTACAACAAGACCGGCCTTCTGATCGAGAAGCTGGCGTCGTGGCTGTATTCCCCCATTGACATGCGATACGGCATGGTCTCGGATGGTCCAACATCGCCCAGCGAGAAGGCCATGGGGACCATTGCCCTTGGGCAGCTTCACAGGCGCTTCCGCGCAGGGGATGTTGACCGGAGAGCGGGCGAGGCGGTGAAGTGGTCCCTGATCAAGGGGAAGGCATTTATCAGTCTGCGGTGGACTGGCGCCGGCTTCGAAGCTGATCTTGTCCAGCCGGAAGTCATGGGTGTTGAGAGAGAGGACTTGTCCACTCTGGACCAGCAGCAAGCCTTCGTTCATTCCACATGGTACACCATCGATTCGTTTGTCAATCTGGTGTGGAACAACCCTGACAAAGACGCCTTGCTTCGGAAAGCTTCAGCCCTAGCCAAGTCGGCAGGGGAACGCGGGAACAGCACGCTCAAGAATGTCATGGTGGGCGGCGGATGGAACGGCGTCTACCAAGCGGCAGGCAGTGGAAACCCAAATCAGGGCCGTGGATCGGTGCCGGACTGGATGGGAGCACCATCCCCCCACCTCGCCCCGGAACTGGCGTCACGGATGCTCCAGGTGGACACGCTGTGGGTTCGGGATGATGACCGTGACGGAGACTGGACCACAATACAGATGCTGGCCGATGCCGGGGATGACGCGATCATTTACGGGAAGTACCAGCATCGCAACGCCTTCGCGGATGCCTACAATCCGGGGGACAAATCGAAGACAGGGGTTACTGACCCCGAAAACCCGTTGAAGGGCATGACCCCCTATATCGAATTCTGCCCGAATGACCTTGATGGGTATTTCTGGGGCCGGTCTGAACTTGATAACTGCGCTCTTCTCCAGCGGTCTATCAATCGCCGTATTGACGGCATCAACCTCATTCTGCGCCAGCAGGAGGAACCGCCGCGTGCGTTCCTCGGCATGGCTGGAGCAACGCAAAACACCATCGCACGACTGAACAAGCCCGGAGGCTGGTACGCCGACCCGTCCCCCGCCGGTAAAATCCAGAACATGCTCCCCGAGATGCCGCCAAACCTGTTCCAGTCGTTCCACGAGTTGAGCGGGATGCTGGACGATGCCGTGGGCGTCACCCCGACTTTGGGCGGCCAGGGCGATGCGGGGGTGCGATCCCAGAACCACGCTGAAACCCTGCTTCGCGGTTCTACCCCCCACATCAAGGATCGCGCCATTGACGCGGAGCGGTCGGTGTCGGAGCTTGGCAACCTCGGTCTGACCATCCTCAAAGTTATGATCCCCGACCAGTTGACGGCGTGGGTTCGCGGGAAGGAGGCCGGTATCGAGTCGGCAGCCGCAAAGTCCGATAATGTGGACGAGCCCCCCGTCAAGGATTTGGTGCCGTTGAAGTTCTCGCTTCACCAGTTGCCCGACCACATGAAAGTCGTTATCGACGGTCACTCGTCCTCCCCTGCCTTCATGCATGAGCATGAACAGAAGATGTTCCAACTTGCCATGCGTGGAGCTATTTCCCCGCAAATGCTCGTCCGCAGCATCCATCCGCCGCATGAGGAGGAAATCATCGACGATATGGAGCGCAAGGCGGTTGATCAGGCCGAGATGATCGCGGCGCATCCTGAGATTCTGACCAAGGGCAAGAAGCCTAAGATGTAGGGGGTCATCTTAGGCATATCCGTAGGGGACATCCTCACAGATAACGGTGTCCACTACTCTTGGAGGCGAGTCGAATGTTAACTCCAATATATCTATCTTCTCTCCTGTCTTGAGTCTATACATAGCAATCTTCATTGCGTTTGATTTTTTCTTGTATATTGCCCCTTTAGACGCGTCGGAATAACGAGCATGCCCGGCGCAGCCTCCTAATCCTCTTACACTAGGCACTTCTTCAAATCTCTCAAATGGCTTATCCCCTTCCCCTCTGAGTAGGTATCCGATTACGTTTTTATTCTTCTTAGGATTATCCATCTTTGTCATTTCCTGTCGTCTAATACTTACTAGCTGATTTCTCATTGTGTCGCTCATTGACGTACACTCCGTGCGTTTCAGGGCAAGGCGGGATTTCATGACGTCGAAAATATTACACAAGACGTTTTGTCGTGTCTATTCACAATCATATTCGCCAAACACGACAAAATATCAAGTACTGCGTAAGGCAAGACACAGTGTAAAAATAATTATGCAAAATCATATTTGACGACGCCACGAAAAACCCGTACAAATCCAAGTATTGCCTCGTGACATGGGGTTGACCTGTCGCCTTATGACCAATTTGGCGGCTACGGAAGAAAGGGTTCTGCTATGCAGGCCAAGCGTCACAGCAAGCGCGGCAAGCGTCGCTAATTGCGATACGGGGTCGGGACTAGGTCTTTCCGGTCCCGACCCCAATTGCCCGACAGGAGTCATTGTTACAAGGCGTACCCCAGGCCAAACCAAATAGCGGACCCGCCGTCGCCCCTCAGGCGCAGCCCGGTAATGCTGCCGCCGCCATGCTCAAGGTCCAGAATGCCGCGAAGCTCATCAACGAAGCTTTGCCGTCCGTCCCGATGGGTTCGGACTTTCACGCTGACCTCCTGAAGGTCGCGACCACACTCAACAAAATCCTCATGAAGGTTCCCGAGAACCCCGGACAGCAGGCCACGGGCCTCGTCCAGCAGGCGCGTCAACTCGCGCAGCAGGGCCCGGCTCAGGCTGCCCTTCAACAGATGTTCCCACAACAGCCCCCCGGTGGAGCGCCGGGCGCGCCTCCCGGCATGCCCGGCCCTTCGCAGTAGGAGAAGATCATGGCGAATTTCCCCAAGCCCTATGTCGATGACGTGAAGCAGGACGATTCCACCATGCGTTACGTCAACGGTGGCGACTTCAGCAAGGCCGAGATTGGTGCCACTTCCCAGGGCCTTGCCAAGGACATCAAGACCGAACGCATGGGCATCAAGCATGTCGGCGACATGAAGTGAGGATGTGATCATGGAAATCGATCAGTCTCAGTACGAATCCGCCACCCGCGCCCAGCAGCTTCTGAACACGCTTCTCCAAGACCCGAAGCACGGCCTGACGGTCAAGCGGATGGTCAAGGACAAGTACCCGGAAGCGGTCATTCCCGACCTCAATATCATTGAACAGGTCACGGCGCCCTATGACGCCAAACTGGCGGAAATGGCGGCTCAGAATGCCGCTCTCCAGAAGATGATCGAGGATGATCGCCAGTCGCGCGCCGAAGAAGCCGCGAAGGTTTCCCTCACGTCGTCTCTGGATTCGGTTCGCGCCAAGTACGGGTTCACCGACGAAGGCATGCAGAAGGTCGTCGAGACCATGCGTGACCAGAACCTTGCCCACGCTCCCGAGGCTGCCGCCGCTCTGGTTCAGTCCCAGATGCCGAAGCCCCAGACCAACGCTCGTTCGCCGCTGCTGGCTCCTAAGATCGATGTTTTCGGCATGCAGGACAGCAAGCCGAACGATCAGTGGGAAAAGCTTCACAGCCGTCCGTGGGATTACCTCGCTGACACCTGCGTCGACATCATTAACGAAGGCGCAACCGCCTAATGATCGCCATCGGAAACCTTCGTCAGAACGAAACCAGCGTACTAATCAGTGTCTTTTTTGTCAACCCTTTTGCTGCTAGGGCGGCGGGAGTTTAAGCAATGGCTACCTTTCCTTCAAGCCCTCAGACACAGCTCATGGGAAGCGGAATCTCGCCTGGGGGCGGCTTAGGAAGTCAATTGGCGGCTATGACCCGCCGGGCCGTGATCCCGGTGGTCACCGTGCAGGTTTACCAGACCCATCCGGTTCTGTCCCTGCTGATGGCGAATGCGCAGCCTGCCATGGGCGGCGCTCCCCAAGTCACCATCCCGATCCAGGGCGCTTCGTTCGTCCAGTTCGCGTGGGGGTCGTTCGCGGGCGACTTCAACATGCCGACCGATCAGCAGGCTATCGAAAACGCTCAGTTCAATCTGAAGCTCGGCATGGTCCCCATCGGATTCTTCGGCATGGAAGCCTTGGTGCAGTCGTCCGAGGTCATCATCCCCAAGCTGCGGGCGGTTACGTCCGACGCGGCGGTGGTGATGAAGCAGGCGCTTGCCCAGAGCCTCTACACCAACAACTACGGCAACAGCAATGCCATGTCCTCGCTGATCCAGGCGTATGACAACGGCGTCAATGTCCCATCCTACGGCGGCATCACCCGGTCCACCATGCCTGCTTGGCAGGGTCAGGTTTATTCGGCTGGTGTCCAGGCCAACCGGGCCAGCATCGCCAAGACGCTGGTGGAAGTGACCCAGGGCGCTGGCGGTGAGGCTCCTGACTTCGCGGTGATGTCCTATCCCGATTGGGCGAACCTGATGGGCGACTTCATCGGCATTGAGATGATCCAGTCTACGGCTCGCAACAAGTTCGGTCGTGACGACGTGATGAACTCCGGTTTCCGGGCCATCCGCGTTCTGGATACCCCGATCTTCCCGGACCCGTGGTGCCCCGTGGGCACGATGATCTGCATCAACTCGCGGTATCTCGCCCTGTATCTGTCTCAGGCGGCTCCGATGGTATTCAGCGGGTTCGAATCGACCATCCCCATGGGCCAGATTGCCAGCATCGGCGTTCTGATCAGCGCCATGGAACTGGTGTGTTCCAAGCCGTCTTCCGGCGCAATCGTCAACGGCCTCATCAACCCGGCATTCTCGACCCCGGCCACCCCGGCGGTCCTGTAAAGGAGAAGTAAAATGGTTTCTTTCGCAGGTCCGGGTGTATCTTCCGGTCGTTCTCAGCAGACCATGGAAATTCAGGCTGGTTCCAGCCAGTTGGTTCCGTCTGGAACTTGGCTGCTGGAACTTGGCGGCGCTTATGCCTCATACATCACGTATGAGGTGTTCGACTCTCAGACGGGCATCTGGCGTGTGGCGGGCGATGCTGGCGGCAACGCCAAATTCATCGACTCCGATGGCATCAACCATCGTCTGGCCAACCGAACCGGTTGCGCTGTCGCCGCCACGGTGACTTCGGGTGGCGCTGGGTACACGTCCTCTCCCGTCGTGACGATCAACTCTGGCGGGTCCAAGTGGACGGCGGTCCTCGGCCCGGTGGTCAGCACCGTGACCGTGACCAACGGCGGCACCGGCTACGTCTATCCGCCACAGGTCTACATCAATCCTCCCCCGGCTGGCGGCGTGCCTGCGACTGGTTACGCCACCATCTCGGCTGGCGTGGTGACGAGTGTGACCGTGACGGATCAGGGCGCCGGTTACAACGGCGGCGTGCCGCTGATTACCCTCGTCAACGATCAGCGAGACAGCGTCGGCGCGGGCGCGTCGGCGATTGCGAACATGACCGGTTCCGGAACCGTCGCGGCACTTCTGTGCACCGATTTCGGCACGCCATCCGGCATCTCGACCAGTGGCACTCTCCCGACCCTGACCCTCACGGGCGGCGGGTACAGCACCATCGCCACGGCGGTTCCGGTCATGGCTTGGACTGCCACGGCGTATACCGTTACCTCGGGCGGTTCGAACCTGAATACCTTCGCCCTGATCAACGCCTATGCTGTGGCGTCGGGCACGGCGATCTACACCAACCCGACCATCCAGAAGCTGGCGGTTCGGTCCCGTGCCTGCGTCATCAACGCCACCGTCTCCGGTGGTGCCATCGTTACCGGCGGCACCATTTATGACGCAGGCATCTTCCCGCAGAACCCGACCACCTTCGTGGCGGCCAGCGCCATCACTACCGGTTCGTCGGCTCTCAGCGTCGGTCTCACCGTGGGCGGCACCAACGACGTGGCGATCCTGATCCCGGTGTGACCTGGGTCATGCGAGGCTCTTCCTTCGGGAGGGGCCTCGGCAGCCTCGAATGACGGAGGCAACGCGACGTGCTTCAAGAATATCTGACTGCCACCCGTGATCTCCTTCGCGATAGCAATGGGCAGTTCTATTCCACATCCCAACTTACCCGGTTCATCAACAAGGGGCGGTCCCAGACGGCTCAGATGACGACGTGCATCCGTGTGCTGGTGGCTGGCGGTTCGGCGTATGGCACCGATTCGACGGCGGGATATGCCACGGCTGGCGCGATGATCCCAGGTGCGGTCGGAACGCCAAGTGGGCTTTCGGTCTTCAACACCATCCCCGGCGTTGAGCGGTATCGGTTCGACTACGCCAACCCCATCGTCCGTCAGCAGAATGCCGGGGTGAAGGGCATCATTGATGTCATGTCGGTTTCCGTGAATTGGGGCGGCGCGTTCCGTCCGACGTTGGATTGGTGTCCGTGGGAGGAGCTTCAAGCATATTGCAGGGCCTGGAATGTGAGCCTCCAGACATATCCGTCCGTCTTCTCGACCAATGCCACGGGTGCGGGCGAAAACGGCGAAGTGTGGCTGTTCCCGCAGCCGGGGACGGCGGTAGAGATGGAATGGCTTACCGCCTGCGTGCCGTTGCCTCTGTACACCGACAGCGACCCGGAAGCGCTGCCAGCCCCCTATCGAGGGGCCGTGCCGTACTATGCCGCCAAGCTGGCCTATGAGAACTCCCAGAGATGGGGTGCGGCGCAGCAGATGGAATCCGACTTCGAGAGCCATCTGCTGATTGCATCGGCGGCGGGTGATAGAGGCAAGATTCGCACGATGTACCCGGATTATTCGTGATGGCGCTCGTTGAATCCGGCCTCAACAAAAAGACCGCCGACAATCTAGGGCTGCCGGAATCCTTTTCCGTATTCAGCAGTTTCCCGTTTGCTGGAATGAACCAGAACGAGGACCGTACCGCAGTTGACGACAAGGAATGGTTCGTCCTGGAGAACTTCATCAAGATCGGCGGTGGAAATCTCAGAACGCTGTGGGACCGTGGCACGACGCTTTACACCGCTCCCAACGGCAAGACCATCGTCAAGTTCTACTGGTACAACATCGGACCGGCGCTTTATTGCGCGGTTTTCCTGTCCGACGGTACCGCTGTCCAGGTCGATACTTCCGGAAACCAAGTCACCATCACGTCTACCGCTGGAACGTTCTATACCGCCGGTTCGATCACGCCGAGCTGCTGCCAGTGGGGCACAAAATACCTCCTGATCTCGTCCAACATCGCGGCCAATGCGTATTGGGCGTGGGATGGGGCTGTTCTCTATTTCGCGGGGACGATATCGCCGGTTATCACGCTCAACGGAGCGGGTTCTGCATACTCCAGCCCTCCGACCGCAACGGCGTTTGGCGGGGCCGGTTCCGGCATTGCGGTCACTCCGGTGGTGACGAACGGCGCGGTCACATCTCTGACCATAACCAATCCCGGCACGGGCTATGTGCCGGGCGATGTGGTTCAGTTCCAGTTCTCTGGCGGCGGGTCGGACAGCAGCCCGCAACTCACCGCCGTCTTGGCTGCGAACACCGTCCAGTTCATCAACGTCCTGGCGGGCGGATCGGGGTATACCATCGCTCCCGGAGTGACATTCTCCGGTGGAGGTGGAGGGTCTGGAGCATCAGCTACGGCGACGATATCGGGCGGCGCGGTGACGAGCATCGCCGTGACTTCGGGCGGATCGGGGTATACGTCACCCCCCACTATCGGGTTCACGGGCGGCGGCGGTGGTTCCGGCGCATCCGCAGCGGCATATCTGACCGCTGGCACCGTGGCATCAATCACGGTTGTGTCGGGCGGCACGAATTTCACCGCTATTCCCTCGGTTTCATTCCAAGGCGGCAGCGGGACAGGTGCAGCGGGGACTGTGGTGCTGTCCGGTGGTTCTACGGGGGCTATCACATCCGTAACTCTGTCCTCCGGCGGGCATGGCTACACGTCTGCCCCGTCGGTCATCGTCTCTCCCGGTCAGAACAACGCGGCCTACGCCACGGCTTCTTTGATGCCGTTCGTCATAAATGGTTACGCTGTTGAAACGTTTGAAAGCCGGGTGTGGCTCGTCAACACATACGCGACCGGCACTCAGAACAACGGCGGCGTGATCCTAAACAGCGCGGCGGGTTCTCTGTCGGACTTTGCCACGTCGGATGGCGGCTCAAACTTCGTATCGAATGAGCCGTTCTTGAGAAGCCAATACCGCAATATTCGGCAGGCTCAGGGATACCTCTACACCTTCGGCGATTCTGCGGTGGATGTGATTTCCAACGTCCAGACAGCCGGAAGCCCGTCAACCACGACCTTCAACTATCAAAATGTGGACCCTCAGACGGGCATTGCATGGCGCGATACCGCCGCCTATTTCGGCCTGTCGGTGCTGTTCGCCAACGCCGAGGGCGCATTCGGCCTCTACGGCGGCGCGGTCAAGAACATCTCCCGCAAGATGACGAAGGTGTTCGATGCGGCGGTGTTCCCGCCTACTGCGGGGGCAGTTACTCCATCGGGGGCGGTGGCTAACATCCACACGGTGAAGTGTTACCTGTTGAACATGACCGTCACCGATCCTCTGACCAATCTCCCGAGGACGGTCATGCTGGGGTGGGACGAACAGGATTGGTTCATCGCCACCCAATCGTCGTCTCTGACCTATATCGGGACGCAGTGCCAGAACTCGACCTATACGGCATGGGGAACGGATGGAAACACCCTTTTCCCGCTGTTTGCGGCCCCAAGCGCGGCGTTGACGAAGACGTTCTCGACCAAGCTTTATGGTGCGAACTCATTCCCGGTGGTCAAGCAGGCCATGGGCCTTTGGATGATGACGGGCGATGTTTCGACCAACAAGGCCGGGGTGTCGATGACAGTGACGATGGATACCGAGGCCGGATCATACCCGACTGAAGTCACCCCGCTGAATTTCGACGGATACCCGATGGTGGCAACAGACCCTGGAAACTTCTACAGTGTCAACTTGGGTCTGACCGCAAAAAGCACGTCGCCGGATTTCGTTTTGAAGCATCTCGTGATTGGATATACCCCATACTGGGGCTCTTGGGGGAGTCCGCCCCTCGCAAGTGGTCAATAGGAGCATTCGATGGCAAAGACCAAGTTCCCCCGTCCCGACATGGTGGCATCCGGTGAAAGCTCGACGCCGTTCACCGGGGCCGATGTCACGACCGGTTACCAGCCTTACGGGTCATTCCGTGGGGTGGGCCAAGAGCTGGACTACGGCATGTCGGGGAAGACCGGCACCAGCAGCGGTAACGGCCCCGTCTGCTGCCCGATTGAGGGCGGCATGGACCCGCACTATGGCCCCATCGGAATTGCCATCCTGGAAGCCCGGAAGGGGAAATAGCCATGCTGGCCGCGTGCCTGGAAGTTCCATCTGACAAAACGGCGTGGGATGTCTGGGCTTGGCATTCCAAGGGGCAGATTGACGCCATACAAGACGCCATCCAGAAGAAATACGGGATCACCCTCGTGAAGCGTGTCTTGTACCCCTGGACGCCAACGGAGGCATGGCTGATCAACAATTCTCAATCTCACGGCGATTTCAACTCGGTACTCGGCCTCCAGGGCCATGACCTGGACGCGGTGAACTTCGAAAATAGGGACGAAGTGGCTGCGTGGATCAATCTATGCTACAACGAGTTGTACGACGCGTCGGCGGCGCTTGGGGTGTGATTATGAAGGAAACGTATCCCGTCTGGGTTGCCACGATTGACGACATCGCCGAAGGTGTTGCCATTGCATCCACGCGGTACCCGGACATGGATTGCTATTCGTCGGATTCTTGGGCGCGGCACTATATCGACAACCCGCAAGCGTCGATCATGCGGACCAAGAACGTGGTGTCCATGGTGGTCTATGACACCAAGTTCTGGCGCCCCCGTGATTTGGACGCAACCATGGTATTTTTCGCGGCTCGGGTTGGGTCGCCTCCTTGGGAGGCATTGACCTTGATCAAATCGCAGATGGAAAGGGCGAGGAAACGGGGATGCGCCCGGTTTTCGCTCGGGTCGGAAACCGGAGTTGATCTCGGGCCGTTTGCACTTCGTCTCGGATTTACGTCGGCAGGGCCAAACTATCGGAAGGAGTTTTGACATGGGCGGTGATGGACCGATGGGATTTTTGGCTCCCGTGGTTGATATAATCACGGGGGCGCTCGCCCCGGAACTCCTCCCTATTGTCGCACCGGCAGTAGGT